GGCTGGAAATCCAGTGTCTTGATCTTCTTGTTTTGTGGTGCGAACCAGTCCACATGCGCCGTATTACCAACCGTATCACTCTTGTTAATAGACATAGAGCAGATCACTTCATTTTTCCCTGTAAGAAACGCAATAGTCTGCGCTCCCGTCTGTCCCATCAATCCAGTCTCGAACCAGTGCTGCGTGTAACAGTAAAAGTTCTTCGCTCCACGTCTGCCCTCGCTGTCAACCGGGATAGTAAGTGTTCTCATTCCGCCGTTCCAGTACCCGGATGTTGCCTGTCCACCTTTTAGCGCCATCACATTGTATCCAGCAACATCACGCACCTCCAATGTCCCCTGCGTCGTATTCTCCGGGTTCTGATAAGATGTTCCGTGATCATTCTGAAAGAGGCTATACCCCTCTGACAGTATCTCTGACGCCTTATAGTCTTCGCCGTCTGCTTCTTCGATCTTTCCGAGTTGTATTGCACCGTATTTACTGGCAATCCCGATAAATCCATTTTCATGGTTGTGAGTGATATCGTAGCTTACCGGAACGGATTCTGTACCACCGTTTACAATAGTAAGCGTCTGATATCCGCTTTCCTGATGGGCAGTAAACGATTTTTCCGCTGCAGAATATTTCCTTGGATCACAACAATAAAAAGTAAATTCGCCTTTTACACTTAATCTTCCCGGCTCCACATCTCCGACACTTGATTTCGTTCCGATAAAATATTTATCCGGTTCATCTGCGAAAATCAGCTTTGCCTGTTCCTTATTTAAGATTCCAGAGAGTTTGTTGAATTTTTCCTGGAACTCTCTCGGAGATGTACAAAGCAACTGATACCCAACTGTAATGCTTCTGGTTGTATCTCGCTTTCCCGTATACTCGGATCCATCCACAAGATCAATTTCTCTCTCCGAAATTTCTGATCCCAAAAGTTCGCGTCCAATCACATACAGAGTTCTATACCCATCAATTAGATTTTCGATGTATTCTCCATCAATCTGCAGGGCCTCACTTGGCAGGGAGTTTTTACTCCCCGCCTGATTTGTATCCACAAACTCATACATGGCTTCTTTCTCCTTTCAGTCTCATCTTCATGCTCTCTCGGCTTTCCAGCTCTTTCTGCGTAAATTCTGCCGTAACACGCGCTGCTTCTCTGCTGTTATATTCAACCGGCACAACGATTGTGTATGTAGCATTCCGGTTATAGGAATAATCACCGGAAAGTTCAGAATCCAAAGCACCTGAAGCTCGCATTCTCATATCTGTGGATAATGTTGGGATCTCCACAATGTTCTGCGTAGCTTCCGCAACCTTTCTGGACATCGACTCAATTCCAAGTGCAAATCCCTCTCCTACATAGACACCCAGCCCGGCAAATACTCTTGACGGACTGTGGATTTTCGCTTTTGCCCTGACTGCCGCATCTGCAGCCGCGGCCATTTGCGCTGCAACTGATCTGATATATCCTAATGTTGCCGACATACCATTTGCAAGTCCCTGTCCAATATACACGCCGCAAGAATAAGCACCAGATGGAGTGCTGTTAAGTGCTGACAAAATGGATGTTGACATTGATCTCGCCGTAGAAGTTGCCCTACTTGCACCGGAGGATAGAGCGGAATTAAATTGGCTCATTGCCTGCGTTGCAATATTCGTCAGCATTGAAATAAGTTTATTAGCAGATGACGTGATTTTAGAAACACCACGCTGCACGGAATTAGTAGCTGAATTCATACCGTTAGTAAGCGCTTTTGAAAATTGCGCCCCGGCTTTCGCGGCCGAAGAATCCAGTTGTGCTACCAGCGCTTCCGCACCTGCACTAATAGAAGCAAATGCTGCCATGATACTGCCAGTATCTATAACAGGAATTGAAAAACTTGCTAATGCTCCGCTAATCATAGCCATGCTAGTAG